ATTATAGCAATTTAGGAGGATATTACATCAGTCTTGAGGCTGATATAGGAGGTTGAATGGAAGATAAAATTATCGAACTTGCTGATTACTTCATCAGCGAGAACACAACGTACAGAGAAGCTAAAATAGCGTGTGAGAAGCTATTGAAACAAGTCAGCCATGAGATAGAACTCAGGGCGATGGAAAGTAGGACAGTATGAAAGAAGCAGTAAAGGAATTTCTAAAATTCAGGAGCCGATTTACAAAAATAGAATGGTTTGAAATTAACCAAGCTATCGAAGCTCGTTTAAATCAAAAAGCCGACCAGTTGAAACTGGACGACTTAGATTTAGAAATCATTTCTAGCAGACTAGAAAAAGTTATCTAGAAACGATTTGAATGAACATTGGATGGATACGATAGTCAGCGCCACGATAGTGAATGTAGATATAATCCTGATGGTACATCGAGTTTGCTTCAGGTTTAGAAATTGGTGAGTAGAGTTCTGCATTTTCTTCCCACCAAATGTAAGGACTAGCCATATTTGGTCCCATTACACAATCGTCGTCGGCTGATAGGTTCACCCAATTTCCGCAAAGACATGCGTGAATTTCAGTCATAATATTACCTCCTTTCTGGTTTCATTATAGCAGAAAAGGAGATAGCAAAAAAGCACCTGACGGCAATCAGGCGCATGACAAAATTATTCAAGAAAATTATACCACGAAAGGAGCAAAAATGGAAACAGTTCAAATCGTGAGAATTAAAGACGTGATCATCGAGAAGATTTCTGCAAACGATGAAGAACTAGAGCACATCTTTGGATGTTCAAAACGACAAGCGGGAGATATGAGGCGAGAGATGAAAAAATTACCTAGTCAACAAAAATACCTTAGAAACGATGGTCAGCTTGTCACAATCAAAGGTTTTGATGCTTATCTGCAATATCGAGGCAGTCAATCATGGAAGAAAGAAATGTCTAAAACCGTTAAGATGACACGATAGCAGAATAATAACTACTAACTTTACAACAAACTACTACTAATCTAAATAAAAGAAAGGGATAACTGAGTTATCCACAGGAGAAAAACAATGATTAACAAAGACCAAATTATCAAAGCGCAACAGGAAAAAATTGAACGCATTGAACAGTTACAAAAAAAGCTACATAAATTATCTACGCTTGGATTGCTAACTACAAAACTTTTGGGGCTACCTAATGAGTTAGAAAAGCCGTTGAAAGTAACCCACGACATCTCACATGTCATCAAGGATGTATTGGATGGCATGAGCCCAAGTGAGGCGATTAAGCAGAATATGGCAGAAGAAGATGATGAAGAGGAAGAATAATGTTTGAACCACCATTAGTTAGCCAGCTTTTAGGAACTGGTGCAGTGATTTTAGGATTTATCGGTGCAGGGCTTCTAGCTCATCAGATGGATAAGCAGGAAGAGGAGAAAATCCGCCAGAAGGAAGAAGAAAGACGAGAAGAGCAAGAATTTGCGTCTATGATTATCCAAGGTTACAACCAAGCATACGAACGTGGTAGAGAGGCACAGCGACAAGAAATCCGCAAGAATATCCGCAGAGAGTTCAAAGGCTTCACCTACGACAACGAACCGCCTCAAGGATTGCGCCCTGAGCCTCTAGCCTTGCCAGAACCACGAAGAGCACGCCATGCAAAGTATTTGGGATAGAGCAAAGGAGACGCTAATGACTAGAATTGAACTTGAAAACCGTGTATGGCTTTTGGCCAATCATGAAGAAAAAAACGAATTGCTGGATCTTGGGCTAACATCAAAGGCTAGATATGTGAAACGAGTGCTGGAACTTGGAAAGGTGTATGCTCATGTTTGATTACGACAGAGATATAATGCAACCGCCTGAAGAACGTGAGGAACTTGACCCAAGCCAGTACATCTATGTTGGCTGTGGGCAGTATCGATACGTGGGGGATGAAGTATGATTCAGGAGCTACACGAAGAAATCGATAATTGGCGAGCTGAATATATTCATCTTGGCCGAGAGCTCGGGGAAATCATCAACGAGCAACAAAATATTATTTTGAAATTGCAAAACGAAAATAGACACTTAAAACGTGAAAATTGGAATTTGAAGAAGACGAAAGGAAGAAGATGAGCTTTTAGAAGGCTCTAAAATCGCCTGTATGCGATTTTAAGAAGCAGGTATATAAATTATCGAACGAAGAATAAAAAACGGAAATAGACCCCAAATATGAATAATGAGGGACATAGGAGAGAAACGATGGCAACACTTTACGAATTGACAGGACAATTTCTTGATGTTTACAACTTGGAGTTGGACGAAGAAACAAAACTAGACACCTTGGATTCCATTGATTGGGAAATTGAGTATGAAACCAAGGTAGAAAACTATATCAAGGTCATGAAGAACCTTGAAGCGGACGTTGAGGCTCGTAAGAATGAAATTAAGCGCTTGATGGAGCTAAACAAGGCAGACGAGAAGAAGAAAGAACACTTGAAAGATACACTTTCAGCAAGCATGAGCCTGACAGGTCATGAACGTGTTGATACACCACTTTTCAAGGTATCATTTAGAAAATCTCAAGCCGTGGAGGTAGACGAAGCAGTCTTGCCAGAATATTACAAGGTAGCAACTTGGAAAGCGGATAAGAAACGCTTGAAAGAGGACTTGAAGAAGGGACTTGAAATCATTGGTGCAAGTTTGGTTGAGCATAAAAACTTGAGTATCAGATAGGAGTTAGGATATGACAAAATTAGCTTTTTCAGAATTGCAAAAGAGAATGCAACTAGAAAAAAAGAAAAAACAAGGTGTAAATTACGCTTTCCGAAATGCTGAGGATATTTATACAAAATTTAAAGAAATCAATACCGACTGGGAATTGACTGTATCAGACGATTTGTTTGGTGTAGGGGAACGTATTTTTGTAAAATCAACCGCTATTGTATCAAACGGAGATAAACAATTTCAGTCAGTTGGTTTTGCGGAATTGGATAAGGTTCCTGTGTTTAAAACAGGAAACCAGCAAATGCAAGTACCACAATGGACAGGAGCGGTTAGTTCTTATGCTCGCAAATATGCACTACAGGGGTTGTTTGGAATCGGAGAGAAAGATGTTGACGAATATCCAAGTGATATGAACGAAGCTGAAAATCAACAAGCTAAAAAAGCTAATGACCCAGTTATCTCAGTTGAAAAAGCAAACTACTATCTGAAAGAAATTGCTGCTATTTCTGTTGAAAAAGGCAAAGAGGATGGCTCTATCGTTAAATGGTTCTTGAACCATCTTGGAGTGGTCGATTATAAGATGATTAAGCAGTCGCAGATTGAAGATGCGGATATGTTACTTGCTAAATTGAAAGGAAACTAGAAAATGATAAATAATGTCGTATTAGTTGGTCGTTTGACCAAAGACGCAGAATTACGCTACACACAATCAAATGTGGCAGTCGCTACGTTTACTCTTGCAGTAAATCGCACATTTAAAAGCGAGAATGGAGAGCGTGAAGCTGATTTTATCAATTGCGTTATGTGGCGCAAGCAGGCTGAAAATCTTGCTAACTGGGCTAAGAAAGGCGCTTTGATTGGAATCACTGGACGCATTCAGACTCGGACTTATGATAACCAACAAGGACAACGTGTCTATGTGACAGAAGTGGTTGCTGAGAATTTCCAGCTGATGGAATTTAAGAAAGATGGTAGTCAACCAGTAGTTGATAACCACGACCAGCAAGCACCTAATTTTGCGAGAAATTCAAATCCGATGGATATTTCGGATGATGATTTGCCATTTTAAATAGGTGTTTTGATGAACAGACTAAAAGAATTAAAACAAGCAAAAAAGCTATCTCAAAAGGAAATAGCAAAAGAAATGAGCATATCAGAAAAGACTCTATCGCGCTGGGAAAACGGAGAAAGCCAAATTAAACCAGAAAAAGCCCAGCAACTTGCTAAATACCTCGGGGTAAACGTTGGATATCTGTTGGGGTATGAAAGCAACCCATTGGAACGACTGAAAAGCTTAGTTGATGAATTAAAGGAGCACAAGGACTTGTTAGGAGTTCTGGATTGGTACACAGCTTTTGATTTAGCTAATGACATTCTTGCAATAGCAAGCGTGGAAAAAGCTAGATGGCTAGGGAGGTTGAATGCAGGAGAGATTGATTCTTAAATTTGAGTTGAACAGGAAGCAGATGATTAACTCAAATGATAGACCGCACTTTCATCAAAAGGCTAAAACAACTAAGTTCTTACGGCAGTTAGCCGAATACGAGGGCAAGAATGTACTGAGAGATTACTTTGGCTTACCTTACAGCGAGGACAAACCTTGCAAGGTTAAGGTTCGGATATATCCTCCGACAAATCGGAAGTATGACCCACCGAACTGGTCGCCCACAAGCAAGGCTTTGTTTGATGGTTTGACGGACGCTAAGATTTGGACAGATGATAATTACAACGTGATAGTATCGACTGAGTTCATGCACGGTGGCAAGTCCGGAAATAAGAATTATAGGATTGAGCTGGAGATTTACGAATATCACGAGATATTGCAGAGGATAGTTGATGGGATTTGATAGGAGGATAGAAATATGATTGGAGTAACCTATCAGGAAATTCATCTCTTTGTTGAGTTTTTGAAAAAGCAGTATGGGCAAGGGCGTCCAGACTATATTGAAGCCCTGAACGACTTAGACGGTATGGTGGAAGTCTCCTATAGAGAAGCTATTGAAAGATTTTTAGACGATGAATTACGATAAACAGGTAGTAATCGAAGGACTGAAACGCACAATTGAGCAAAATGAATAGAAGATAATCGAGTATTCGAAACCGTGCGATGCACGCAAGAGACGGATTAGAGCGCTGGAGCGCGATTTGTTGAAGAAAAAGAATAAAGAATTGAGGAAAAAAGTAGAGGAGTTGGAAGATGAAATATAAAGTGACAGAATACCATTCAGATTTTCAAGAAGAACAGACTGGCACTTGCGAATTGTGTTTTGGTACAGCGTGGGTTGAAAATGGTTCAATAACGGTTGAAGATGAAAATGGAACTGAAACAGAAATTTATTTAACTGTTTGGGATTGGGGCGATTACGACACAATCTACATTGATAATGTGGTTAATTTCTCAGCTTGGTTGCAAGAAAGGGAAGTTGACCCAATCGTTGAAGAAACCGAACGTTGGTCGTGGTTGCATGAATTGGTAGAAAAATATAATGAGGAGGTGGAGTGATGAGCCTTACGCTAAATAGCACAATTCGAGACTTAGTTTTGGCAATCGGAGAAGTTATCGTGGGTTCTGATGGTAAAACCACTACAGCGATACTGGAGATACCTGATCAAAGCTTTTACTTAGAGATTGAGCTTAAATTGAAGGAGGAGGTCACAGATTGAAACGATTCATAGCTATCTGGATTCTGGTATCTGCTGGACTAAACATCTGGCAGATGGACAGGATTGCAGAACTAGAAAAGAAGAAGCCTATGGTTATCTACAAGGCGGATAACGCAGGCGCTGAGATATTTGGTAAGGTCGTCGAGAAAGGACGACACGGCAAGCTATATACGCTTACTATTCGTGACTACGGCATTTTCGTAGTTACTAAGGACGTGTATGAGAAGATTAGAGTAGGGGATGAGGTACTACTATGAACACACTAGAAAAAGTCAAACAATGGTTTATTGACCGTGATTTAGAAAACGGTGGACGACTAGACAAGCAGTCATTAAAACTTAGCGAAGAGTTCGGTGAGTTGTGCGCAGGCTATCTCAAGAAGAATGAGAAGCTGACCAAGGATAGCATTGGAGATTGCGCAGTCGTGATTGTCGGTCTGGGATTGTTGAGCAAAGTGGATTTGGATAGTATTTTTGAAGAGTCGAAGAATGTTAGAAAGAACGATATTATGACATCATTCGCGTACGCAAATACATGTATTAGCAACATTCAAACAGAACAACATCTGAAACTTATGACCTTACGTATAAAATCATTGACTCTATTGATTGGTCATCTAAAATCAATCAGCAAGTCGCTAGGTTATGATTTTGAAGAGTGTTTTGAACTGGCATACCAAGAAATCAAAGATCGCAAGGGTCGTTGGATTGATGGCAGCTTTGTGAAGGAGGAGGATTTGGCATGACACCAAAATTTAGAGTGTGGGATAGCGTAGAAAAGAAATTCGTAGAACATTTTTTTATCACAGATAACGGCTTGATTTGCAACATGGAAAAACCAACATCGGACTCCAAACTTCTTATTCCTATCGAAAAGTCAGAATTGATCCTCATGCAATCAACAGGACTCAAGGATAAGAACGGGGTGGAGATTTTCGAGGAGGATGTGGTTTCTAGGAATAGTGGAATGCCCAGCGTAGTCAAATTTGGTAAATGGATTTATGAGGAAGATTTTGGATATAAAATAAAAAATATCGGGTTTCACCTTAATTCTAGTTATGATGATGAATGGTTTCAAGCTATGGACTATGAAGATATTCGCAAGAATTATGAAGTCATTGGCAACATCTACGAAACCCCAGAGCTTTTGGAGAACTAAAAAAGCCCAATCCATAAGGACTAGGCTTCAAAGATGAAGTTGTAGAGTTGGACAACCTTCTGAAAACTGGTTGTATCCATGGTTGTGATTTTTTGAGCCTTGCGCTCTCTAAAGTCAAAAGTATAGAGTTGGAGTGGATTGACAGAGCCATCTACCTTATTGGAACGCACAGGAACGAGCAGGCCTTGTTCTTCTAGTCTGCTTTGACCGTGTGTAATAGGGCATACAGCAACAAATCCCGTCCGCTCCGAATATTCTCTACGCGAGACGACAATAGCAGGACGGCGTTTCTGAATCTCACGTCCAACAGACGGGTCGAAGTCAATCCAGATGATGTCCTGTTTTTCTGGAATGTAATCATATTTCGCTGTCAAGGAATTTTACCCCCTCAAAGTCATCTTCCATGCGTAGGTCTGCATCGCCGCTAAATGGGTCTGGAATTTTTGGAGCAAGGACAATGACATTATCTACACCCTTGTAGACAAACATTTCCTGACCTTCTGGAACATTGAGTGTTTTCGGAATGGTCACAGTGACAGAGTTCCCAACCTTACGAGTTTTAACAGTATTCATTTGTTTCTCCTTTATTTTGTATACATACAGTATACATATAAAAACGGAACAAAGCAAGAAAAAAGCCAGCACAGCTGACTCCTTTGTGATATGTTCGCTAAAAATATTATATCATAAAGGAGCGATGTTGTGAGGTTATTAAAAAGCGTTGACGTGCAATTTACCAAAAAAAATGTATATGACGTTCTAGAGAATTATCGCTCGTATGTCCGAATGGCAGGCGCTGAGTATTTGCCTAAAATTACAACGACCTACTCATTTGAACCAAAGACGTTTACTGGTAAGAACACAGCCACTGAGAATATGGTTATCGAACATGTGGATGCAGAGGCAGAGGTTTTGGAAATTGAGAGAGCTGTGAACTGCATTATGGATCCATACGTTCGGCAGGTTATAGCAAAGAAGTACATGGATATGAAAATCCAATTATCAGACAAGGCTATCTATATGGACTTAGGCTATTCTGAAAGTGAGTTCTATCGCATGCTTAGTAGAGGTGCTTTGGAATTTGCGGAAGCCTATCGAAAAGGTAAGCTGATTGTCTTTCGTAAATTTTTGGGAGATATTTGCAAGTAAATTGCTAGGAAATGGCTTATTTTACATGGTAAAATAGTATTGTCAAGTGATAGGTCAATTGACGTCTCCTTTATACTTTATTATATTTTTCCGAGGCTTCGGTCTCTTAGACAGTAAGGACAGGTTAGCAGGTTGTTTGGGTCTCCTTGAAACTTTTACCAAACGTGCGTTTTACTGCTAGACCAGTTGGTTCGATTCCAGCTGCTGTCATTTGAGTGTTTGTGTCCCAGAATGGGGTAGGCAGTAGGCTTAGCATTCATATATCACTCATTAACTTAAAAATGGTTGCAGAAGCGACCGAACCTCGCATGGTTGCGTAGCTACTTATATCCTAGGTAAGTTATAAGCTAGAGGGTTTGATTCCCTCAGAGGTTGTAAAGACTACAAAAAATAAAAAAGAAGTCAAAATTTAATACACACGCAAGGTAGTAGTCGTCTTGCATTTAAAAAAAGGCTTTTAGTGTAGCGGTAACACAACAGTCTCCAAAACTGTTATCGCGGGTTCGATTCCTGCAAAGCCTGTGAGAGGTCTTGAAAAGGTCGCACATCGTGTGGCTTTTTTTGATTGTTTGAAAGGTGGTGATGGACATTGGGTTAAACCAAAGACAAAAGATGTTTGCAAGCGAGTATTTGAGGACTGGTAATGTCTATCAATCCGCAATATTCGCTGGTTATAGTGAAGCGTATGCTAAAACAACTGCTAGTAAATTGCTAGAAAATGCAAGCATTAAAACGTTTATACAAACCGAAACTGAAAAAATGCATGATGAAAATATTTTGAGTGCTAAAGAGGCTCTTTCAATTCTCTCAGACATCGCAAGAGGCCAGCGACTTGAGGAAGTTTTGATGATGAACCCTGTCACTGGTGAGGTGGATAGAGTTACGAAAAAGGCAGATAATAACACAGTTATTAAAGCGATAGCTGAAATATTGAAGCGTTATCCGACTGCTAAACAAGCTGAGAAACTAGAACTTGAAATCGAAAAACTTAAATCACAAATCGGTGTGGATAATGAACAAGACGATAAATTGATAGACTTCGCCAAGGCTTTGAGAGGTGCTTTTGATGACAAATAAATTTACAAAGCGACAAGAAGAAGTGCTTACACGAGTATTGAATGATGATTTTTTTATCTGTGGTCTCCATGGTGCAAAACGTTCAGGTAAAACTGTTCTAAACAACATGGTCTTCATGAATGAGATTGCACGAGTGAGAGAAACAGCGGATAGATTAAACATAGATGAGCCGATGTATATCTTAGCTGGAACATCTTCAACATCGATACAAAACAATATCATTCAGGAGCTGTATAACATGTTTGATATTGAACCTAAATACGATAAGCACGGAGCTTTTACCCTTTGCGGTGTCAAGGTAGTTCAAGTCTACACCGGTTCTATATCTGGTTTAAAACGCGCCCGTGGTTTTACTGCTTTTGGAGCTTATGTAAACGAGGCATCTCTTGCTAACGAACAAGTATTCAAGGAAATCATCTCACGTTGCTCAGGAGAGGGTGCTAGGATTGTTTGGGATAGCAACCCAGACATCCCGACACACTGGCTCAGACGGGATTATATCAACTCTGGAGACGATATGATCATCGACTTTCATTTTAAGTTAGATGATAATACATTCATGTCTGACAGATACCGAGAGAATATCAAGAATGCGACACCAGCTGGTGTATTTTATGACCGAGATATTCTTGGTCTGTGGGTGACTGGTGAGGGCGTCGTCTATCGTGATTTTAGCGAGAATATGGTTGTAGATAACGTACCAGAAGATATCACTAAAGTCTATGCTGGTGTTGACTGGGGATATGAACACTTTGGCTCTATTGTTGTCATTGGAGAAACATCTGGCGGTTCAGCTTATCTGTTAGAGGAACACGCTCATCAGTACAAAGAGATAGATTTTTGGGTAGACCTCGCTAAGAATATCAAGGAACGATACGGGAATATTACGTTCTGGGCAGACAGTGCACGACCTGAACACGTTGCTAGATTTCAAAGAGAGCAATTAAGAACATTCAACGCTAATAAAGCGGTATTGTCTGGTATTGAAGAAGTAGCCAAGCTGATGAAAGCTGGGCGTTTTTTTGTTGTATCAAACAAGGTCAGCAAGTTCAAAGATGAAGTCTACCAATACATCTGGAACGAAAAGACAGGCGAACCAGTGAAAGAGAATGACGACGTACTAGATGCGGTGCGTTATGCGATTTACTCGCAACATTCGCAACCAAAAGCAACCGTCCGCAGACGTTCTGATTATGGTCTATAGAGAGGAAAGACATGTACCAATATTTAACCTATCCACGGGATGGATATGATGAGGGTTCTTTGAAGAAAGACCTGATTTACAAATTGATAACGATGCATAACACTGAAAGCTCACATTTGAAGAAGCTTAAAAGCTACTATTTGGGTGAGCATGCTATCTTAGAACACACGAGACGCAACGTGAACGCACCTAATTACAAGACGGTAGCCAATCATGCCAAGGATATCGCAGACACGGCTACGGGCTATTTTATGGGCAATCCTATCAAGTATAACAATACTGCTGACGGTGATATCGATGAACTACTTACAGCCTTTGATGGTGCTGAAATTGACCAAGTAGATGCTCAGAATGCTTTGAACATGGCTATCTATGGTCGTGCTTACGAGTACATCTATGCTAAAGAGGGTATGGCTGAGTTGGATTCAACTAGTATTGATCCGGAGAATACTTTCATGGTCTACGATGATAGTATTGAGCGGAAGCCTTTGTTTGCGGTCTATTACTATGAAGTAAAAGACGATACGAAAGACACTACCAAGTACCAGGCTGAGGTCTTTACCGAAAATCTGCACTATCACATGGTGCTGAGAAGTACAGATTCAGGAACAACTCAGAGCGAGGAGGCAACACCTCACAACCTTGGTCAAATCCCAATTATCGAGTATCGCAACAATCACTTTGCCATTGGCGACTACGAGCAACAGATTAGCTTGATTGATGCCTATAATTCCTTGATGGGTAACCGTGTCAACGATAAGGAGCAGGCAGTAGAGTCTATCCTTGTCTTATATGGCACACAGTTAGCAGACACTCCAGAAGATGCCAAGGTAGCGATGAAGATTCTTTCTGAAGAAGGTCTTTTGGAATTGCCGGGCGATAGTGCAAGAGCCGAGTTCTTGAAGAATACGCTGGATGAAAGTGCTACGGAAATCTTGCGTACAGCTCTTAAAGAGGACATCTACACATTTAGCCATGTGCCTAATTTGACTGATGAGAATTTCGCAGGGAATACTTCGGGGGTGAAATAGTTGCCCTCCTCAAAGGTAACTTTGAGGTAATAAATCGGGTTAAAATTGGAAGGCGCAAAACAGTAATAACCTAGATATTTATATTCTGTTATGGTATAATAAGAGTATAATAATCTAGGAGAAGATGAATGATAAAAGATAAAATGCACAAACATCTAAATCAAGTTTATTACTCTATGTTAGCAAGGTGTTATGATGAAAAACATTGGGCTTATAAATGGTATGGGAAACGTGGAATAGGTGTTTCTGATGAATTTAGTGATGTAGCTAAGTTCAGAAGTTGGTCAATGCAAAACGGAGTAGAATTTGGTTTGCAATTAGATAGGATAGATAATGACAAAGACTACTCACCAAGTAATTGTAGGTGGGTTCCTGAACATACAAATAAACGTAATCGTTCTGATAACGTTAAGTATAAGGGATATATCTTGAGAGACTATCTAAAAAAATTATCTGAAGAAAACAACATTTCTTTTTCAACTCTTGTCTACAGATATTATCGTTCCATAAAACGAGATGATATAATCGTTAATGATGAAACAATAGATGATATCTTATTGAATTATAAAAAATACGATTTAAGACAATTTTCAAAAGGTGTGGACATGTCTGGTAAGACAATTGTTCGAGATGAAAAAGGGAGATTTGTGACATATTACTGAAGCTAATCAATTACCACTGCTGGTAGAAATATCAGTAAGGTTTAACGACTAGATAGAGTAAGCTAAGTGAGAAACGGTACATAGTATCGTTTTTTTTATATGCAGAAATATCCACGAAATCCGACACCCTGATAAGGGTGAAGAGATAGTCTGAACTTACGGGAAACCGTAAGAAGTAGAGGATAAAGAGCCTCTACGGTAACAAAATTGAGCTATGGAATTTAAGCTGATGGGCCTTGAGATGATTACTAAGACCAAGGAAGCGAACTATAAGCGAGGATTGCGTCAGCGTATTGCGATTTTTGCTCATTACTTGGGTATGAAACAGATTGCACTAGAGTCTCATTCAATCGTTCCACAATTCAGCCGTGGTTTGCCTAAAAACTTGCTGGAAATCTCTCAGATTGTGAACAATTTGGAAGGTAAAGTGACCAATAGGCAGCTTATTTCTCTCTTGCCGTTTGTGGAAGACCCTGACGCTGAACTGGAAGCCTTGGAAGAAGAAAAAAAGAAGAACATGGAAGACATGCCGATGTTCAACAAAGACAACACGAAACCCGAAGACGAGGTAGAGGATGAAGAATCAGGAGTATTGGGCGAAGAGGAAAGCCAATCTGATTTACCAGCAGATGGACAAGGCCGAAAAGCAGGCAGACCAGTTCGATAAGGTCTATCAGGAAGCCAAGACTTACTTGGATAAGGAAGTCAATAAGATTTTTGATAAGTTCCAACGTGATTATGGTCTAAGTCAGGTAGATGCTAGACAAGTCTTGAAGAACATGAAAGACAAGAAAAATCTGAATGAACTTCGTAAAGTACTTGAAGCAAGACCGAATGACCCGAACATCCAAAGATTACTAGCTGACTTAGACAGCCCAGCTTATTCTTTTCGTATGAAGCGCCTAGAGCGTTTGAGTGATGATTTAGATCGTATGCGTGAATCTATCTATCATTCAGAGAAGACAGGCTCAGACGCCTTCTATAGCGACCTGATGAAGGATAGTTACTACAAGGCTACCTTTGACCTGCAACAGCAGACAGGGCTGGCATATGGCTTTTCTGGGCTTCCTGAGAGCGAGATTAAACATCTACAGTCTTTTAGTTGGGTAGGAGATGGAAGTACCTACTCAACAAACATCTGGAAGAATACGGGGAAGCTTACTTCTAGCATAAAAGATGAACTACTCATGAGCCTCATGACAGGAAGAGGAACACGAGAAACGGCACAAGCAATTGCTGAGCGGTTCAATGTGGGGCAGAACGATGCAAGGCGTTTGGTTCGGACAGAATCAGCCTTTTTTCATAACCAAATGGAGCTACTCAACTATGAGGAAGCGGATATAGAGAAGTATATCTTTGTGGCCGTCTTAGACAAGCGTACATCACGCATTTGTCAGGAGCATGACAATCAGGTCTATGATAGGGATAAGGCTGTCCCTGGTGTCAATTGTCCGCCTATGCACCCTTGGTGTAGGTCTACTACTGTCGGATACGATGAGGACGCAGACTACAGCAACTTGAAGCGCAGAGCAAGGAATCCAGAGACAGGTAAAGTTGAGTACGTGCCTGCCGATATGACTTATAAAGAGTGGTATAGCAAGTATGTTGCGAAAGATGTAAAAAATGAAATACAAGATTATAAGAAAAGTGACAAAACCGTTTCAAGATATAATACCCCAAAATTGTTTTCTGATGTTAGTAACGCATGGGATGAAATTGGGAGGGGTGGATTATCGAAAGAACAACTTGTAGACTTACTAAAATCTGAATATGAATTAGGTAATTTTTCGAGTGATATAACCAAATTGATAGGAGTAAGTTCTGCTTATATAGATGTTAGCAGTTTAGCTACTTCATTAGTGAGACATGGACAACAGTATTCCTTAGATGAGTTTATGTTAATAAAAGAGGCAGTTCAAAAACCTTATTTGATTCTAGATAATTCAGAGAGGGTTGAAAAATCAATTATTTCATATGTAAAAATACCTAACAAAGATAAGGTCATTATGGAAGCGGTGATGGTGCCACGAGATGAAATGCTAGTCATTCACTTTAACAAGGTGGGGATTCGTCAAGTTAAAAAGAATGGAAAAAATATGTTGACGCTTTACAAAAAGGAAAAATAGTGCTATACTTTTGGTAAAGATAGAGGTTGAGAATCTGTCACCAACGCGCCACTTATAGTGGGTCGAGAAATGCAGGAGCCCCGACAGTCCTGCCTATCTTGCGCTTAGATAGTAATCTAGGCGCTTTTTTGTTGCAATAAACCACTATAAACCGCATCGAAATCGAGGCGGTTTTCTTATGCCCTAACCGTATGGAATCCCGTACGGTTTTAATATTGTCCAAGCATTGAAGACACTAAAAGCTATGGAAATTACAGTCGGGGACGACTTTAAAAATAGGAGGTTCGCAATGAACGAAGAAACACAAACAGTCGAAACGGTTGAAGAACAAAAGGTACCTGCAGAACCTGCACAACAACCGCAAGACGAGAAGAAGTACACGGACGCAGATGTCGATGCTATCATCGATAAGAAGTTTGCCAAGTGGAAGTCAGAGCAAGAAGCCAAGGAAAACGAAGCTAAGAAGCTTGCTAAGATGAACGCTGATGAAAAACAGAAATATCAGTTGGATCAGCGTGAGCAAGAACTAGCTGACCGTGAAAAGGCTATTGCTCGTAAGGAATTGACCGCAGAGGCTAAAGCAATGCTAAGTGAACGTGACTTACCTGTTGAGTTAGTGAATGTAGTTGATTTGACAAGCGCAGAGACGGTATCTCAATCTGTCGCTGTATTACAGAAATCATGGGAACAAGCCGTGCAAAAAGGCGTACAAGAAAAGCTAAAAGGCGGAGCTCCAATGAAGCAAGCACCAGTCGATAGTGACGGTATCACAAAAGAAGAATTTGCTCGCATGGGTTATCAGAGTCGAAATGAACTCTATCAAAAGAACCCAGAACTCTATAAGAAATTGAAAGGTTAAAATAAATGACAGCAGGACAAACTAAACTAGCCACTATGGTTAACCCAGAAGTGATGGCGGACATGGTTTCCGCTAAACTACCTAAATTGATTAAATTTACTCCACTTGCTTATGTGGAAACAGCACTCCAAGGACAACCAGGGAACACTCTAACAGTTCCAGCATGGGAGTACGCAGGAGATGCGACTGAGGTTGGAGAAGGTCAAGCTATTTCTCCAGACAAATTGACTACTAAAAAGACTACTATGACCATCAAAAAGGCTGCTAAAGGTTATGAAATTACCGATGAAGCTCTTTTGTCAGGTCTTGGTGACCCACTAGGTCAAGCCACTTACCAGCTTGGTTTGGCTATTGCTAACAAGATTGATGATGATTTGGTAGCGGTGGCTAAGACTGCAACACAGCACGTTGCAGAGGCTCCAACAACTCTAGCGACTATTGATAAAGCTCTTGAGATTTTTGAGGACGAAGAAGATGCGCGATATGTTGCTATCATCAACCCTAAAGATGCTATCAAGCTAAAAACTGACGTAGCAAAAGAATGGACTAAAGGTTCAGAGCTTGGCGCAGATATGGTTGTATCCGGAACGTTCGGTGAAGCAGCTGGTGTGCAAATTGTACGCTCTAAAAAAGTTGATGAAGGTAAAGGCTTTATCGTCAAAGTCTCTCCTAGTCAAACTCAGACAGATGATGCCAATAAATATGGAGCTTTTGTCATCTTGCTAAAACGTGATGTGGCTATCGAAACAGACCGTGACATCCTTAAAAAGACAACAGTCATCACTGGTGATGAACACTACGGTGTTTACCTATACGACCCTACACGAGTTGTAAAATTCGGTGAGTAAGAGGTGATGATATGAGCTTATTGCTACGACGTCATTATATCCAAGAGGAGCAAGCTGGCCAGTATTCTGATTTAGAAAATAAGACTTTAGAAGAGTTGAAGAATCTAGCTAAAGAAGCTGGCATAACTGGTGCCTATAAGTTATCAAAAGCTGAAATTGTAGAGGTGTTGGAGGATTTAAAAAGTGAAATTTAAAATCAAACAAGATTTCTATGACTGGGAATTAAATGTGAAACGACTGGCAGGAGAGGAACTTGAGATTACTGAGGAGCGCTATGCCGAGCTGGCAGATAATTTCGCCAGCAATGGTGTCGCTATCTCAGACGTTCTTGAGGAAATTCTCCCTGAGCCTGAGTTTTTAGAAGAGGATTGATATGTCTATAGAGTTGCTGAAGAAAATGACAGGCGAAGAAGATACTCAGCTTCTCATGTTGCTCCAAACGAGGGCTACAAATCTTATCTTATCAGAGACTAACCGCACATCTTTGACACCTGCTTTAAGTCGCTTAATACCTGAGGTCGCTATCGAGCTCCACAATCGCTCAGGAGCGGAAGGAGAGCATTCCAGAACCGAGGGTGGTATAGCAGTAGTCTACGGAGAAAACGGCCTGTCTACGGGTCTTTTACAGCGTATACGCATGCACAGATTAGCAAGGGTGGCAGGCCATGTTTTTGAAGCAGAGTAGACTGAAACCTTATCCAATGCGACGGTTTGAAAAGACTGTCACAGAGGAAGGTGTCGCAAAAGAAGGGTATGCCAAGGAAGCTGAGACAGTCCGCCTTGAATTGTGGCCAGCTGGTAGTAAACTACAATCTGAATTGTATGGTGAGCGTGTCAACGACATTTTGAACGCAAATGCCAACAAGTCAGCTACTATCAAAGTGAAAGATGGTGTGTGTATCGATAGCCCGACGGAAGTGACTCACAGGGTTATCTCTAAAAAGGTCTACACATATCATCAAGTTTTGGAGTTAGAGCGTGTCAGAGCTACGAGGGGCAGATAGGCTCATAGCTAAATGTAGACGATTAGCTAGTAAAAAAGCTGGCGAGGATATCGTTTTACGTGCGGTACACAATGCTGCTATAAAGGTTGTCCAAGCCGATGCTAAAAGACTAGCACCAGGCAACAATGGAGAACTTAGAAACAGTATCAAGACTAGGGTTAAAATGGACGGAGATAAGGCTATAGGTGAGGTTTACACAAATCTACACTATGCTCCTTATGTTGAGTTTGGAACAGGACCCAAGGGTCAGGCTAGCCATTCTGGTATCTCTCCAGAAGTCAGCGTGACTTATCGCTCTAGTCCGTGGTATGTGCATGAAGACCAAATCAATGTAGGGCCTTACTACTTTCAAAAGATTGGGGAGTTCTACAAGATGTATGGTCAACCTGCTCAGCCTTATCTTTATCCAGCTTTGAGAGACAATCAAGAGCGTGTGTCTAAGAATATTTCGGATTATGTCCGTAGAAAGATAAGAGAACAAATAAAATGATTAATATCAAGCCTGTTATTTATAAAGAATTGCAAAAGGTTGCAGATAATGTGACTGATACGTATCCTAGCGATTGGGAGACTTTTCCAGTCGTTATTTTTTTGGAAGAACAAAACAAGCCGGGTGATTGGTTTGATGACCAGGAACAAAAATCCTCTATCCGCTACAAGGTGGATATCTTTGATGATACAAGCACTAGTGAGTTAGCTGTTAAAATCAATCAGATTTTTGAGTCTTTAGGTTTACGAAGAACCGACTGCCAAGACGTGCCAGACCCGTCCCATTTGAGACATAAGGTCATGCGTTTTGAAGGGGTTGTTGACTTACACTCAGAGCTTGTTTTTCAATTTAGAATGGAGAATTAAACATGTTAGCAAACGGAATTACGCTTTCTTATAGCGAAACCAAAGGTAGCTATACTAAGCTTGTTGGATTGAAAGAAGTACCAGAGTTTGGTATCGAACCTGAAAAAGTAGAGAACACTACTCTTGAAGATAAAGTTAAGAAGTACGAATTTGGTATTGGTGATGCAGGGGAATTGGAATACAAGTTCTCTTATAACAATTCAAGCGAAACTGCTCCTTACCGTGTATTGCGTAAGGCAGCAGACGACAAGAAGAAACTCTACTTTGAACAAGCTTATCCAGACGGTACTAAGGTCAATTTTGAAGGCCAAGTATCTGTTAAACTGGGCGGTGGCGGTGTCAATGCCGTTATCGAGTTCACACTTAAGATTGCATTGCAGTCAGAATTGGAATTTACAGACGGTCTTGGAGGTTAATTAAATGGCGTTACCTTACTCAATTTGGAAGATTAGCGATGAGAAAGAGTTAAAACTACGACTTTCATCTCATCAAGCAGCAAAAGTTGAAGAAAAAATCGGTATGAACTTACTGAAAATCTTCATGCCTGAAGCTGGCGAAGAGTTTCCTTTGCCTCCTTTAAAAGTTGTATTGCTCTTGATTCATGGAGCTTTGCAAAAGTATGAGAATGGGTATTCTCTTGAGGATGTCTACGATCTATACGATGAATACGTGGATAATGGTGGAGACCAAACAACCTTCATGACAGAGGTTTTAATGCCACTCTTTGAAGTGTCGGGTTTTACTCCACGAGGAAGCAAGGACAAGAAAATTTCCAAGAAGAAAATGACAGTAGTCGAGTAATCTTAACGGTAACGCAGATTATTGAGAGGCTTTATCCTATGTTTTTGGACATCGGGGGTAAGCCTCTTGATTTTTGGGATTTAACGGTGCTTGAAATCAGGGAAATGCTTGAAAGCTACAACCGTGTCAAAATCCAAGAGCGTAAAGAGAAGATTATTGACTCGTACAGACTTTCGCAGATGATTTCCAATCACGTTTCTTTATTGTTATCCAAAGATGCCAAGGTCTTTGAGTTCTGGGAATATGCGCCTGAGTTGTTTGTAGAAGAACAACAAGCAGTAGAACAGGAACGACAGAGACAAGCGCTTTTGTTGCATAAGGAACGGATGCGTGATTTTGCAGAAAGACACAATCGCAAAAGGAAGGAGGAAATGAATGGCAACTCTTGACGAATTGAAAGTCATGATTGACGCTGAGATAGCGCCTTTCAGGAAGAAGATGAAAGAAGTCGAGAATCAGGTCAAGGGAACATCTGACCAAGTGAAAAATGCCACTGCCAAAGTTCGTGAACAGTCGAATTCAATCGGTAGTACGTTTGGTAAGCTGGCTAAGTTTGCTGGTTTTGCAATCCTTGGTAAGAAATTGCTTGATGTTGGGATGTATTCAACGCAGACAGCTCTTGAAGTATCAGCGTCTATGAACCAAATTAAGCGACAGATGGGTGAGAGTTCGCAATCTTTCTTAAAATGGGTTAACGATAACGCTAATGCCATGAATATGGGTGTGGGCGAGGCTACTAACTATGGTGCAGTCTACTCAAACTTATTTTCTGGATTTATCAAAGACACCAACAAGCTAAGCGCTTATACTGCTAAGATGTTGCAGACGTCGGCAGTTGTTGCTGAAGGTTCTGGGCGCACGATTACAGACGTTATGGAGCGGATTCGCTCAGGTTTGCTAGGGAATACGGAAGCGATAGACTTTTGTCGCACCGCTTAGAAATAGGCGGATTAAGAACTTACCAAAATCGGTAAAACTCTAAATTTTAAGTAATTAAAACATGACGATACCGAGGTAAACTAAGCAATTAAAAAGGCTTGGTCACCGTAGAGCATAGGGATTGAACCTGTGCTTTTTGTTTTGTCAAAAAGTATAGAATAAAATATCCCCACGAGTGGTGAGCACCTAGACAATTCGGTTGTAGGTGAAAATATATGCCGAACTTACAAGAAATTGTAAGAAGTATGGATAAAAAGCCATGCGATAACATTATTGAGAAGACCTAGGAATCAACGTCAATGTGGCTATGATTGAGTCTACTGAAGCCTTTAAACGTTTTGCAAACGGACAAAGCTGGCAACAGTTGGACTACCAAACCCAGCAACAAATCCGCCTTATGGCTATCCTGGAACAGGCTACGGCAAAGTATGGGAATACCTTGTCCAATTCTGTAAATGGACGTATTAGTCTATTTAAGTCTCTGATGAAGGACGCTGCATTGAACCTTGGTAACTCTATGTTGCCGATTATCAATGCCATTATGCCTGTCTTGAACTCTTTTGCCATGGTCTTAAAGAATGTTACTGCTAAACTCGCTGAGTTTATCGCTTTGATGTTCAACAAGAAAGCTACGGTAAAAGATGGTGTTGGTGGTGCAGTTGGAGACATGGGTAACGCCATGAAAGACGCTGCAGGCGGAGCAGGAGACCTTGCTGATGCAGTGGACGACGCTGGAGATTCAGCAGGAGGACTTGCTGATAATCTTGGAGACTCAGCCAAAAACGCTAAGAAAGCTGCTAAAGAGTTGCTAGGTCTTTTGGGATTTGACGAGATTAATATCTTACAAAAACCAAAAGACGATGATGCAGGCGGTTCTGGCGGTGGAGGTGGTGGCAAAGGTGGTAAAGGAAAGGGAGGCGGTGGCGGACCTTTCAAAGACATCTTGCCAGAAGTCGAGTTGACCGACATGGGTAACCAGTTCAAGAGCATTTTTGACGGGCTAGGAGACAAGCTTAAAGGGTTGTTTGACCTCTTCAAAAAAGGTTTTGATGCAGCATTTAGGCCAGAAGGTATTGAACGCATTAAGACCGCCTTAGACCAAATAGCTAAGACAATGGGAGAAATCGCCACTGACCCAAGGGTTGTGAATGCCTTTAATCGCATGGCTGAGAAAATCGCTTATGCTTTAGGGCAAGTGACAGGCTCAATAGCTACTATCGGGCTAGGTATCGGTGTTTTCCTCGCTGAAAGTATTGCAAATGGTCTTGGAAGGCAAAAGGAACGCATTACCAGGGCGCTAGTTGCTTTGTTTGATAATATTGGTAACATTGCAGAGGCAGTAGGAAACATCGCTCAGGCATTTTCTAGTGCTTTCTACGACGTCATTACCTCAACCGGTGCGGTTCGTATAGGTAGTGCTATTGTGTCAACTCTATTAAGCTTGACATCTACCATTGTTGAAGTCGGTAGCAAATTAGCAGGAAGTTTGTTTAAAGGTTTTGAAAAAGTCGTTGTGACAAGCGCTCCTAAAATTTCATCAGTCTTCCAAAGTTTATTAGATACTGTTGCGCCTGTATTTGAGAGCATTGAAAGGTCTGTTAACAAATTTGGCGATGGCTTAAGTCGTGTTTATGATGAACATGTAGTCCCTGCTATTAACTCTATTGCTAATGCTTTTAATGGGCTAATTGATATTATTCAAATACTTTGGGAGAATTCTTGGCAACCTTTTGCTGAGTTTTTATCAGGAGTATTCGGTGTTAGTATTGAAGGAATTTCAGATTTATTGGGAGGTGGCCTTTTAGCCACTTTGGGACTATTGGCGGATGCTATTAAGTTAGTGGCAGATGGTTTCACCGTTTTTTCTGACTGGTGTAAAGAAAACAAAGAACCTATCTTGGCTTTGATAACAGCTTGGCAAACAATTAATTTCTTATCATGGGCTGAACAAGCCGGGGGACTTGCAGGAGCATTCGAATTATTAAGTAGTAAGGTTTCCTTTATTGTTAGCGGAATTAAAAATCTTGGACTAGCTTTGAAAGCTTTGACATTTGATAAATTGGTCAGCTTCGGAGAAACCATCTATTTGAATGCGTTGTACGCAAAAGATTTTGTTGTCAATTCAGGTAAAACAATTGCACAGCTAGGGAAAACTGCTTTAGAACTTGGTAAATCAGCTCTAGCATGGACTGCTCATACAGCGAAAATGGGATTAGCAACCGCGGCGGAATTTGCACATTCTGTGGCAGCAGGAGTCGCTACAGCTGCAACATGGGCTTTTAATGCAGCGTTAGCAGTTTTGACAAGTCCAATAACCTTAGTTATTGCAGCAATCGCAGCCTTAATTGCTATTGGTGTCTTGCTCTACCAAAATTGGGACACTGTTGTTGAGTTTGCTAAAACAGCATGGCAAGGACTATGTGATTTTATCAGTGGTATTTGTCAAGCGATTGGCGAATTTTTCAGCGGTCTATGGACGAAGCTACAAGAAATCTTTGAGCCAATAGGTCAATGGTTTGGCGAGAAGTTCCAGCAAGGATGGGATGCTATTGTAAACATCTTCTCTGGCATCGGAGAGTGGTTCTCTGGTGTATTCCAAGGTGCGTGGGACGCTATCGTTAATATCTTCACACCAATCGGCTCATGGTTCGGACAACGTTGGGCGGATGTGACTAGTGCTTTAGCTAATATCGGGGCATGGTTTACGGATATGTTCCAAAAAGCATGGACTGGCTTAACAAACATCTTTAGCAAACTAGGTTCTTGGTTTGGCGAGAGATGGAACGATGTTACAAGTGCACTTTCCAAAGTAGCAAGCTGGTTTGGCGATATATTCGGAAAAGCTTTTGACGCTGTTAAAAATGCCTTTAGCTCTATTGGCGACTTCTTTAAAGGCGTTTGGGATACTGTCAAAAGTATCTTCGTTAATGCTGGTCAGATGGTCGGTGAGGCAGTAGGTGGAGCGTTTAAGAGCGCAGTCAATGCGGTTCTTGGAACGATTGAAAATGTGGTCAATGGCTTCATCGGCATGATTAATGGTGTTTTAGATGTTGTCAGAAACTTACCTGGTCTGGGATGGATTGGAAGTGTAAGCACAGTTAGCCTTCCTCGTCTTGCCCGTGGTGGTATCGTTGATAGTCCAACTATTGCCATGATTGGTGAAGCAGGTAAAGAGGCGGTCGTACCACTTGAAAATACAGGATTTATCCAAACACTTGGGCGAGTAGTCAGCAGTGCGGTAGTAAATGCCATGGCTGGTGTTGGTCCACAAGGTGGATTTTCTGGCGACGGCGACATCGTTATCCAAATCGCAGGCCATGAGTTCGGACGGGTAGCCATCCAAGAAATTAACAAGGAACATGAACGAGCAGGTCAAACCTTGCTCAAGATTTAGGAGGTTAAATGGCACAATTGACAATCAATGGGGTGGCTGTGAAGCCTCCCAAATCTTTTCAAGTCGGTATTCAAGATATCGATGGAGAGACAGGGCGTAATGCCAATGGCGACATGGTGCGTGACCGTATCACGACCAAACGCAAACTAGACTGTGAATGGGGTATGATGACTCAGGGAGAATTAAGTCAGCTTTTACATGCTGTATCATCTGAATTTTTTGAGGTGTCTTATCCAGACCCCATGGATGGCCAAGTCACAAAGACTTTCTATGTCGGTGATAGGACAGCTCCTAGCTATACCTTTACTGAGAAGTTTAAACCTTGGTCTGGCGCTAAATTTAATCTGGTAGAGAGGTAAGAAAATGGATGCTTTAACCAGACGACAATTTGACAGAGCCATGTTTGCCAAGGAAAGGACGCTGGCTATTCGTGTTGGTGATTATACTTCACGGGATATCAAAGAGGCTAGTTTTGAGTATGGCTACATCAAGGGCGATACTTATAAGCCTGGTGGAACCTGCGCTGGTAGCGGTAAAATTACCTTTACCAGTATCATTACCACGTTCAATAAGCTGGATACCCTGCACCCTGAGATTGGTCTACTGGTTGGGGATACCTACCAGTGGGTCAAGATGGGGGAATACTTCATCAACGATATTGAGATTGACCGAAACCGCAACACAACCACACTTGAACTTATGGATGGTATGTTTAAGCTCAATCGTGAGTATGTGACAGATTTGCATTTCCCAGCTGAAGTACGAGAGGTTATTCAGGAAATCTGCCTGAAAACAGGCATTGAGTTAGCGAATGACTATTTCGGAATCAGCGCGATGCGTTACCATGTCGAGCAAGTTCCTGAAGGAAAGAAACTTTCATTTAGGGATATGCTGAGCGCTATGACTCAGATGATAGGGATGTCTTGTTTCTTCAACCGAGAAGGGAAGATGGAAATCCGTGATTTAACTGAGTCAAATATCACGATAAACGCAGACAGTTACTTCCTACATGGTTTAACCAAGAGTGAGATTGAGTATCAGATAGCTGGTATTACTTGTAAGACAGATAAGAAGCCTCTTACGGTTGGTATGAAGACAGGTCGGTCTTTGGAACTAGACAATGTCTTCATGACCCAGAGCGCTTTAAATGACCTGTATTACAAGCTGAAAAACCTGACTTACTATCCGTATAATCTCAACTACCAAGGGCATTTACTGCTTGAGGTTGGGCAGTGGGTAACCATTCAGACCAACAAGAAAGAAACCTTTAAAGTTCCTGTCTTAAGTCAGAGCTTTACTTTCAAAGGTGGTCTAAGAGGTCGTATCAGCGCAGATAGTAAAGCTGGAAATGATACGCAGTATTCTTACGAGGGTACGATTACCAAGCAGATTAAGCAACAAGATGGCATTGAAGCCAAAATCCAAGCGCAGATAGAAGCAGCAGACGCAGCCTTTGACGCTGAATTTACTAAGCGTGAGAAAGCTATCACGGATGCCATCGAACTTGCCAAGGCTAAGGCGGAAGAAGTCAAGCAAGAAGTGTCTGACACTATCAATCAGCGTTTCAATAGCTTTCATGATGAACCTTTACGAGAATCAAGGCGCAAGGCTGAGGAAGCTTTGAAACAAGCTGGCGCAAGTAGCTCTCTTGCTCAGGAAGCCAAGCGGATTGGGCTGGATTCTGTTGCTAGACTTGAAGCGTTTAAATCGCAGACTAGGAATGCTCAGACGGCTTTGTCGGGTGATTTGAATCTTCTAAAGCAGACAGTTACCAATGATATAAGCTCCAAGCAAAGGCAACTTAAAACTGACATTTCCAAACAAGTTCAAGCTCTCGGTCAGATAAAGAATGACTTGGCTGGAGTCAGAAGCTCTCAGGCAAGATATGAAGAGACGACTAAAGGCAGGATAACTGCACTGACGAACAGAATGGAAGGGAAAGCTAACAAATCAGAAGTCAGGCAAACAGCAGAGACTCTGACGAGTCAGATAGACCGTATACAAGAAGAGAGCTCTACTCGTATTTCAACAATGACCTCTCGTTTTAATCAGCGCGCTGATGCGCTTGATGCTGGAGTGAGGCGTTTGACTGAAGGTCTCAGAACCAAAGCGGATATCAGCTCCCTCAATGTGACTGCTGAGAATATTAGGCAGTCTGTGAGGAGGTTAGAAAGAGATACCCAGAGCCAACTAAATCAGAAGCTTAGTACGGCTGAATTTGAGGTGCAGGCTGGCTCTATCCGTCAGGAAATCCTGAACGCAACCAAGGACAAGGCAGATAAGACATTGATTAGGGCTGAAGCAGGGAAATTACGAGAAGAATTTTCAAATATGCAAGTTGGTGGTCGGAACTATTATCGTGATTCCGAGAAAATTCAACAGTCTCGTTTTGGTTTTGTGTTTGATAATCTAGATCCCTATCTTTCAAAGTCCGATATTGGGACAACTTGGACTCTCTCGTTTGATTGTAAACTCGATGAAGTTGATGGTTCTTTTCCTTTCCATATGTCGCATGGTGGGGCGAATGGCTTTGGTATAGAGGGACAAAAAGAGTTCACTGCGACTAGGGAGTGGCAGCGATTTAGGCTTACAGGTCCGGTATTTTTTAAAGAGGATGCGCCCTCTGAATCCAAGCTACAGATGACCCTATTCAATTCAGATTTAGGATACGG